TTATCAATGAAAATAACAAAGTGTAAAATTTCCACTTGAAATCACTTTTTAAAGTAGTACAATAAATAATATAAGATAATCAAATAAACAAATTGAAAGAGGTTTTTAAAATGAAAACAAAAAAATATACAATTAAACATAATAACACAGATGTTAGTAAATTATGGAATTTAGCAAAAAACGGCGTTTTTAGTTATCAGACAGTACGCAAGATATTCGACAATGAAAATGATGGATTCATTACATTTAATAGCAAATATTCATATGATAAATTCAAACAACATGAATTTACTACAAGCGCATATTATTAAAATAATTCTTGATTTTGAAAATCAAAGTGATATAATAGATATTAAGAAATACAAAAAAACGAAATGAAAAGGATGATAAAAAATGAACAACAAAAAATTTAATGAATTACAACAATTAATTGAAGAAGTAAACGAAATTACAAACGGGGCATATGATAACATTATTAAAGAAGAAAAAGAGACTTTTTGGAATAGTTTGGAAATTAGGGACGAAAAACCGGAACGTATAGCGAATATGATTCACTTTGGCAGTTATAATCCACTAGATGAATTTATTGGGTTTGATGGTTACGGAAATATCGAAAGTATGGACAAACACACATACTATAATGAATTGAAAGACTATCAAACAGAATTATTAAAAGAAATTGAAGAATAAGAAAGGATGTTAAAAGATGAACAAATCAAAAACATTAATTTATATTGATAGCTTATTGCTATCTTATGAAATTAAACAAGAAAGTATAGGCGCTGATATTGATATAGTTGACGTGATAGGAACTACAGAAGTTAACAACATTATATATTTAGCGTTAGAAGTAGAATATAACGACTATTGTTATTTAACACATGTTGAATTAATCAACATGTGGGCTTGTCCTAATGATGACGACAAGCAAGAAATTAAAGAAGAATTGTTATCTAATTTATTTGAAGATGTGACTATTCAATCAAGCAATATTAATGTTGGCGATATAGTAAGATATATTGATGATATTTATATTAAAGATATAGAAGAAAACTATTTTTTCTTATCTGATGATGAAACGCCTAAAATAAATGTAAATTATGTTGTAAGTGATTTACATTATGACGGCATAGATGAACAAGAAAATTTAATTATATTGTACCAGTTAGAAAAAGATGGCGAACCGTTAGGGGTTTTAACTAATAATTTTGAAATTGAGAAAGTGAGTGAATAAAAATGAAAGATTTAATATTGTCAAACATAACAAAATATAAAGACTTTGAAGAATTTTCAAAATATAAAAATATGGATAAAGAAGCATTTAAAGAAAATGAAGCAAATGGTTTTATTATAAATATCACGTGTGGAACATATAACGGCGCTACCGATGAATTTACGCCGTGGCGCATTACTGATGTACTGATGACAATATTATTGATACTTTAGTGCAATCATTAAGTGATTTAGATTACTATAATATTATTGCTAATATGGTAGATGAAGATACTACCAATTGGAAAATTGAGAAATTTATTTATGAATTAGTTAGCATTGAAAAAATTTTTATAATAGAAGATACAAGAAATATTTATATTGATAGAAATTAAAACGGGCTTTCATAGTCCGTTTTTTGTGTTTTTTAGGTCTAAAATAAAAGCGATTTCAAACCGTTGATATAATGGCAATCTGTCCATATAGCGACTTTATTAAGTTTTTAGGGGTATTGTAGCCTAAAAAACTAAAGTCCATAAATACCCCTTTAAAATAGATTTTAAGGCATGTTGACAATATTATAAACTTGTGTTATATAGTCAGTTTGTAATTTTACACATTATTTTGTAACATTCTTGTAATATTCTTGTAGTTGATTTGTAACAGTCAAAGTGTTAAAGTATAGACAGTTAGAAAAAACAAGAAAAAAGGATGATAAAAAATGAAACTCAATAAAATGTTAAACAAAGCAAGAAACAACAAAACAAAAACAGCACAAACAACATTAAAAAATAATGGCTTGAATATCAAAATTGAATACAGACCGAACGCCGAAGGGTTTAACAGTCAATATAAAGACAATACTTTTTACGCTTATATTAATAATGAACTTGTTGGCGATTTATACCAACAAGAAAACAATATCTTAATGTGGTGTGATAATCACAATAAATTAGTTTCTAATTTAACAGAAGCTAAACACATTGAACATATTTATAGTTTGGGATATATTGAAGAAGTGTAAAATTTTACCTTTTATTTTTAAAAAAGTATTGAAATAAGTATCAAATTTGATACAATAAAGACAGTTAAATTATAGGTGGTTACAAAATGATTATATTATATTTATTAGCTCATTGGCGTATGAGCAAAGAAAAGAAAAAACAAAGTGAGTTATATTTTGCTTATACTAGATAAGGTGGTTATAAAAAATGAAATTAATAAACAGTAATAAAGAAATTGAAGCGATTAATAATAAAGAAAATGATTTTATTGTAAATGTTCGTTATAAACTCACAGATTATATTACAGATTGTATGCGTAACAATGAAGATGACCATATAGAAATTTTAAAGTGGTTGTCAACATTAGAAAAATGTTTAATATGTGAAACGGTTAAAGATTTAATTAACCTAATTAATATCTATGATTTACCTTTTAATATTATAAAGTAAGGTGGTTTTAAAAAATGATTAAGTTTACACACAAAAACAAAAAATATAAAAGCACACAAACAACAGACGCATTAATAACGTTGTTTGGTGGTACTGGATTAATTACATTGCTTGATTGGTTGGTATCAATTCAAGATAATATAAATATTTTCTTAAGATAGTGTAAAATTTCTCATTTTTCTTTTAAATAGCTATTGAAATTCTTAACAATGAGAGTATAATAATAATTGTCAAAAGACAAAAAACAAAATGAAAAGGATGATAAAAAATGATTACAGAATTACAAGCAATTTACACAAACCAAAAAAGTTTTTATGGAAAGGCAAGAATTGAGCATTTAGAAAATGGAAACAAGGTTTTGATATCTTATAGTACTAGGGTTTGTGAATTGGATAATAACAACAATATTGTTTATATTGCTTATTATTCACAGACAACAGCTAGGCATATCAACGAATTTTTGCAACAAAATGGACTACCAAAAATGACAAAAAAAGAAATTGAAAACTATATTTTTTAAGGTGTGTAAGAAAATGGAAACATTAGAACAAATTAAGAATGATTATATATTTTTAATATCAGAACATCCAAACAATTGGGGATTAACTGAAACGGCAACCGATGAAGAAATTGAAGAAATGGCTTTATCTTTAGCCATTGAAGAAAAAGAAAATAAAATGATATAAGGGGGTGTAAAAAAATGAATAATGAGTTAAAAAGATATATCAATAATGAATATAAAAAAATGATAAGTGATTGCTATCAACGTATAAAAAACGTTGGTGGCTTCATTATCAATGATTTTGAGCAATGGTCTAACATTGAAGAATGTGATGACTTATACTATATTATAAATCATTGTGCATTTAAGCTATACAAGAAGGGCGTAAAACAAATAAGCACAACGCCAAAATTTGTTAAATTGATACTTAACAATGATAAAGCTAAATATATTAAAAAAGGATGTTAAAATATGGATAAAAATTTAGTAGATATTAATTTAGAATTAAGTAAAGGCTATGCAATCGACCTAAACATTTTAGGTTATAAGCTAACTATTGTAAAACATAATAATGAGACGTTAGGCGTTTTCTATCAAAATGTTAAAATTGGCGAATTGAATCACAATGAAGCGATTTTCTATAGCTTTAAATACTTTGGGGATGATTTCGGGTCTTATGATGTTACCTATGATAAAGTAACAAGCATTAAGCAAATATTAGGCGTATTGTTATATCATGATTTCGATATTATAGATTATGACAATTATTAATATACAAACATCTATATACTGATTGGATCCAATCGGGATGAATATATATAAGTCTAGCTATTAAGTAGCTAGGCTTTTTTATTATGGGCTATTTTAAGCGCTATTATATAACGGGGTATATAATACCTTTTAATCTATAATGTTTCTGTGTGGCTTTCTCTGTGGATTATATAACGGGGGTGGGTATATATTACATTGTTTATATGGTCGGTCAGACAATAAGGGTTCATATAATCACTGGCTATATTATAGGTTGCTATATATGAACGGTATTATATAAAGGGTAGTATATTAAAGACGTATATATAACAGTGCTATATAATGAACATATAGGGTGTATATAAAGCGTTGCTATATAATGGGTAGGATAATATCAAGGGTATATATAAAAGGTGTATATAAGCCTATGTGTAACATGTGTGTATATGTATCTATATATGT